ATCCGAATTGTAGAATATCGTTTGCAGACTAAATCCAGTTGGTCTTCTCGATACCTGAAGATTTCCGTAGTGTACTATAATCTGCAAGTCAACTCTTCTACCATGATCGGCGTTTATGAAATCTCTGATTTCGTTTTCCACCGTGAACCAATGTGAAGCTGCGCCGTTTGCTCGCCGATTTGTCCCACGAAATTGTGGGACGATATTAAATTCATCATTTCTGCCTCCGAGCGATGCTGCGATTAAATGACTTCTTTCATCTCCATTAACTCTGTCCATGTTTCTCATCAAAGTGTGTAAGCTGCCTGACATAGGAGTTCTTATTTGCAAATGTCGATAAGAGATGTATGCTCGAATTCGAACAGTAAGTCTAATATTGTCATGATTTGGCAAAGGAGGAGCATCGATGGTAGAATAGTCTGTGATAGAAGACCTGTCGTAATTCAGTATGTTGTTGTGCATATCGGGATTTCGAATAATGGATGCTGCTGCAGTGTAAACGTCATCTATTCCGCGTTTCACTCGACGTTTGGTGTGGAGCAGCGTCTTTGGTTTGAGATTGCATTGACCTGTTCGTTTAAGGATATTCTGTATTCTGTTGAAACCGGTTTTATCTATAATGCGCGGATCTTTTGGATTGCATATTTTCCAAATACCATTGGGAGACTTCGAACTGGTTAGATCAAGCAAGCACATGTCTTTTTTTGGAAACTTTTTGTTAAATTTACCACATCTACTGTTGCACCATATATTTTTTGTTAACGATGTTGGAAAATACATTTCGCGAATATTGTCGTTATAAATGTTGGTGATAGGGTTGCATATTTTCCAATTTTTAAAAGTTGTATAACATGTTGGTTTATTGTTAGTCCAACCAAAATGTTTTCGCCTGCAACCCGTCACGCACGTATCATCGGTTTTCCACATAACCGCTCTTGCGAGTGACATTAGCTCAATAATTATTAACAGTCTCATAACTTTATTATTTTCTTAAACGTAAGCTCGCTGCCTTTGGGGCGGTAGCCTTCGGCGAGGCTAAATCGTCTTCCGGTAAATTAGAGAATAAATGGGTTCTTCCGTTAGCAAAAACATCACCAAAGCGGCGTCTGAGGCAATAGCCAAAGTGTCCAACAATATTATTTCAACCACAAAACTAACCACTGACCAAACACAAGTCATCAGCGTCACCAACGTAGACGGCGACGTAGTCATTTCCGGCAACACATTCACTCAGAAAGCCAATATCAACATGAAATCCCTCTTACACGCGTTAGTGCAAGAGGACGTACAACAGGACCTAACAATGCAAATCGCGCAAGCGTGCAAGAGCATCGTTAGCGGGCTAAACATCTTTCAGTTCGCCAATGCACAAAACGACATAAACATGTTTCTCAAGGCCAGCTCTGAGTTAATGACCACCATCGCGCAGAGCTGTGCCGCATCTGTGTCCGAGAACCAATCCATTACTGTGAAACGCGTCAAGGGCAACGTGTACATCACCAACAACATCATGTCGGAGCTCGCCGACATCTTCGGCTCCTGCGTGCAAGACGCGGTCTCCAAGAACAGTGTGTACCAGCAGCTGCAGGACAAGGTCGACCAAACCGCCTCGGCTTTGGCCGAGGGTCTAGATCTATGGCAGATCATTATCCTCGTCGCTATCGTGCTGGGGGTGCCGTCTCTCGGTCTTGTCGCCGGCGTCGCCACAGCGGGACGATACCTCTTTCCACTAAGCGTACTGGCCGGCGCTGGCTGCTTGGTGGCGTACTTTGCGTGGGTTGAGGAGAGTGTGTACTCGCACGCCTTTTCAACACTTATCCGCAACATGCCCAACTGCAACGCCCAACCGTTGAGTGGTACGACCAACAGTTACGCCAACTCTGTCGCCGCCGCTCAGGCTTGCGCCAACGACAAGAGCTGTGCCGCTTTTGATTGGCAAGGTGCTGTCATTGATGCACAGGGAAACCATGTTTCGTTTAAACCGCCACAAACAACGTTTTATCGTACAATAGCGTCGGGATGTGAAAAAGTAATAACTGGTTCTCCCGACCATTCGAAGGTTTTCCGCACTCCCGTTTTTATAAAGGGGAGCGGTGCACCCGCTAAAGTGGAGGGGGACGTGTATTTGGATTCGACAACGGCCAACTACTACTTTTTCGACACCGCTAGTCAAACGTGGCTCAAACAGGGATCGTTTGCACATTCTGATTTTACGAGTCGAAACACCGTAGACTGGGGAACTATTCAACCTACACCCGCTACACAAGGCGTTGCTGGGAGTATTTACGTATATTATGCTGTAAATAACCCTATATATTTTCATGTGTATGTAAAGAATCCTGATGGTTGGAAATTGTACAGGGCGCCATTAAAAGGTCCGGGTCTTATTCCAGATGTCCCCGAGAATATAAACGTGTCTGGTTTTACCACCATCAAACGAAAGAAATGGCTTCTTTATTTTAGCGGAGCGTTGCTTACTGTAGGTATTTTGGGGTTGGTTGTTTCCATTTCTCAAAAGAACTCGTCTCAAAAGAACTCGTCTCAAAAGAACTCGTCTCAAAGAACGTAATTCAAAGCACCGTCGCTATGCGACATGCGACCGACCAAAAGGAGCAACGTGCGACCAAAGGTAGCAATCCTGCGCCGGATCTTCGATCCGGCGGGAAGAAGATAATAAAAGAATGAATGAATTAACAGGTGAAGATCCGCTAACCCGGCCGAAGGCCGGCTTAGCCTCAGCTCCTGTACATCGCCCTCCAGGCGATTTAGCCATCCGGCGCAGGATCGAAGATCCGGCAGCAGTTTCGGTGTACGAGCGTTTCTCCGCGTCGTCCAAGGCTAATTTGACCGAACAGAGTGTCAGATTTCCTTCACAATCCGTTAAAAACGCGGATCGCCCATTGATCTTGTTAGATTTGGACAACACTCTCATATGTGCGGAAGAGTTAGATGTTCCGTCTTCGGTCGAAAGTAAACGAGTCGAGAAAATGGAGAAGGCTCGAAGCATGTTCAGAACTGTGAGAATGGAGGATTACTACGACATATTCGAACGCCCTCATATTCAAGAATTTCTCGATTATTTGTTCAAACATTTTAATGTCGGAGTTTGGACAGCGTCGTCGAAAGACTATGCGATTTTTGTGATAAAGAACTTCATTCTAGTACCCGATCGCCCCCTCCGCAAATTAGAATTGTTTCTCTGCTCTCATCACTGCAACGTATCCAAAAAGTACTTTAAAGGCATTCCTAAAGACTTAAAACTGCTCAGCGATCGATGGGGTCTAAAAGACCTTGCCGACGTGTTTTTGGTCGACGACTTGGAACATTTGGCAGAACATCAACCACACAATGTTATCCACGTAAAACCATTCTTTTACGATTCTTCTATCAATGATCGAGAGTTACTCGACGTTATTCCACGTATACACACACAAGTTTTCAAATAAAAACTATTATAAAAACTATTATAAAAACTATTATAAAAACGTTTTAATGGTTCATGACCATTAAAACGGTATATTATTTTTAATCGTCGTCCTCGTCGTCCTCGTCGTATTTGCGGTTCCAGTTGTAACCCTTAAGGAACTTGTCGGCGTCGCTTAATCCGTACTTTTGCTTGACCATTTCCGTAAACTCGTGTTTGTTGAGGTTGATCATCTTGCCCGAGAACGAGTTGATGTACCATCCCTTAAAGCTGATGTACATGTCGTCAAATGATATCTTGTGACTATCGTTGTCAGTCTTGATGTATGTGTCTTCCATGAAGAAGGCGAGTATGTCGCATTTGGCTTGGTACTTTAGTTTGGCGTCGTTGACCTTATCCGGTATCTCAACCTGGTAGGTGCCAGCACGACGAGCAGTCTCCTTCTTGATGAATGTTTGAATGAGATACCAACCGAGTGCCTTGGCGAGCGCTTCCATACGCGGTTTTTGGGTGATTTCGGTGTCGCATAAGAAAATCTTTTTATCCATCTGTTCTTTTAAAGTAGATGGACATTTTTCACGTGGTACAAACTTTGATTCAAAAGGTATAATGCGTATTCTGTCCCAAGTGGCATCAACAGCATCCTTTAGGCAGGGCAGTTCATTGCAGATGCACAAGATCTTAAACATGGGTGTAAAGTCGGTACTATCCGACCCTTTTTGAAAAAGGTCTCTGCAAGGCAGCGAGTCACCACCTGTTAATACGTTGAGCGATCCGCTGAGAATCTGTTCAGTTTTGCCCCATTCGTCAAATACGCCCCACCTAACTCCGCCGCGCAA